ATATTAAAGGCTTTTGATAAAATATCCACTATGCTACTGCCGTATTCGCTCCAAAACTTCTTAAATATTATAATATAGCCCTTTATTATAGTCATAATAATTTTTAATGATTGAGAGAATATCTCTTTTATTTGTGTCCAGATGCTGCTTACATTATCACGAAAATCTTTATTGTTCTTATATAAAAGCACAAACACACCAACTAATGCAGCAATTGAAGCTATAATAATTCCAACAGGTCCAGTTATAGCACTTATTGCTCCAGTTAATACAGCAGCACTTCCACCAGCTGAGGCGATAGCTCCAGAAATAGTACCTATTGCAGATGATAATACTCCTGCAATTGATATAATCTGGCCAACAACTAAAATTATAGGCCCAAGTGCAGCAGCTATTCCTGCAACAACTAAAATGGACTTTTTAACTGGCTCAGGAAATCCCATGAAGATTTTTGTAAGCTCAGTTATTTTTAAAATAATCTTATTTAATGAAGGAATCAAAATCTCTCCAAGTTGGATTGATAATGTTTCCAGTGAACCTTTCATTTCTTCAATTTTTCCTTTTAATGTATTCATCTTTTTTGCTGCAACTTCATCTGCTGTTATTTTTGACATGGCCTTTTGCATATTATTTATTCCATCAGCACCTTCTTTGTATAAAATATTAGCTGCTCTTATTGCATCAGAACCAAACATAACCCTCATAGAAGCTTGTCTTTGGGCATCACTCATTCCTTTCATAGAATTTCTTAAAATCCCAGCAACATCAGCCATAGATTTTAGTTGGCCTTTAGCATCATAAAATTTACTTGCACCATCTTTTGTAACAAGTCCAAGTTCTTTGAATTCATCTTTCTGGGCTTTTGTTGTAGGCTGTAAATTCATAAGCATTGTTTTTAAACTAGTTCCAGCATCTGAGCCTTTTAGTCCATTTTGTGCAAATACTGCAATTGCAGTAGCTGTATCTTTAAATGAAACTCCAACACTTGAAGCTACAGCTGAAACAGCTGCCAAACTATATCTCATTTCACCAACTGATGTAGCTGATGAGTTGGCTGCTCCTGCCAATATATCAGCTGCATTTGATACAGACAGATTGTCTTTTCTAAATGCATTAAGTGCGGTCGAGGCTATTTCAGCAGCTTCTGAAAGTTCTAACTCTCCAGCTGTAGCTAATGATAATGCTCCTTTTAAGCCTCCACCTAAAATCTGAGAAGTAGTAAGACCTGCTTTTGATAATTCTTCTATGCCAGAAGCTGCTTCTGTAGCTGAGTATTTTGTTTCAATACCCATTTTGATTGCTAAATCTTTTAACTTTTTCATTTCAACAGATGTTGCATTACTTACAGCACCAACATTTGCCATGGCTTGTTCAAAATCAACTGCTGCTTTTGTAACAGCTGCACCCATTCCTAAAATAGGAGTGGTAAGGGATGCTGTTAATCCCATACCAACAGATTTCATTTTGTCTCCTACAGCTTGCATTCTCCTTCCTGCATTTGACATAACCTCAGATACTCTAGTCCATCTTGATGTTGATTGGTTAAGTTCCCGATTTGTCCTATTAAGCTCATTTCTTAAATTGTTTAGTGTAGTAGTTGCATTATTTAGTCTAATTCTCAAGTTCTGTGTTGCAGCTGAATTTTGATCTGTAGCACTTTCGCTTCTTTCATAGGCTCTCCTTAACTCATCAACCTGTTCTGATTGAAGTTCTATCTGCCTATTTAATGTAGTAACTCGAAGTCTTAGCCTATCAGTAGATGCACCAAATGTACCAATTCTTGATGCACTTTCAGAAAATTCACTTCGAACAAGCCTTAGATTCCTCTGTATTCTAGAAATTGCTTCCCTAAATGCTACATCATCTAGATTTATCCTTGCATTAATGCTACTATCCACATTACCACCTCCCTAAAATATAATATTATCAATAGTCTCAAGTTCATCACTTAAGCCATTTATTGATTTATAGACATTAAAAAGTGCCTGAATTTTCTTTGGAGTTGATTTCCAAAAGTCATCTTCAGACATCTTTAAAATGTTTGTTGCTAAATACAAGAGCCATGACCAATCCCAGTTTAAGGAATCATCATGGCTATCTAGTTTTTTATTTCATCTGTTATCTCTGGCATTGATAAATCAAGTGCTTTAGTGATTGTTTCTCCAAGATGTTCCATATCATCAAGTGTTAACATAGAACCTACTTCTTTTAATGTAACATCATCATCTTCTACTTTGACAGCTGAGTATATGAGTGCCCTTATTGCTCTAATTTTCTTATTTTGTAAATCCTCAAATGCTTTATCTAGGTCTTCGTAGACCTCTTCAAGATGACAGAAAGTGTTCATGTCTAATTTTAGTTCATATTCTTTGTCACCTAATTTGAATTTTATTCCTTTATTTTTTAAGTCTTTAGCTTTCATTAATTAGTAGCTCCTTCCACAGTTATTTTTGGTTCAACAGGAACATCTTTAAACCACGATTCAATAATAGCTAAATCGACTCCTTCTCCATCGTCATCCGCTATAAAACGATAGAGACCATCAAAATCCCTTGAATAAAAATTACCAGTTAATTTAGCACTTTTGACGGATGGCTTGTCAGCTTCTGTGTCAAATTCATCAGAAGTAATGACGAACTTGCCTTTTAGAAGCCATATGAACCTGTAATGACCATTACTTTTCTTCGACTTAAATCCCAGAGCTACTGTTGGAGCTATATTATCTTTATTTTCGATTAGTACACCTTTTGTTATTTTTGCTCCTTGAAGAATCGCTCTACTTGCAAGTGATAATTGGTTTAGGTCAATCTCGACATCAATACCTTCAAATGATGTCAAAACTTCCTCAACACTATCATCACTGTAGATGTTCTCTGAGTTCATTTTTGGAGTTATTTTTGCGCTTATTGCTCTTTCTAACTTAACTGGTTTATCATATGTAACACCTGTTGCTGTATCAGCTTTTAATACAGCTATGTGTATATCTTTAAGACCTACTTGTCTTGGCATATTATCCATCTCCTTCCATGTAATAAAATTTAATCACTTTGTGATATGTATCATTTTCATATAAATCAAATTCAGTTATCCTTTTAAATCCTTTATCTATAAGTAAATTCTTGGTTTTGTGAGCAATTTCTGTATAGTCACTTTTTGACCAGATATCAATTTGAAAATAATATCCTGTTAAACTCTCAGAATCATCATCAAATGCTGCTCCTTCAGTAAAATAGCAATGGAATGTTATATACGAAGTTGCTGTACCTGAGTATTTTTGAAAAGATACTGGAATATTAAGAGGCCTTAATGATTCAATAATTAGTTTATTAATCATAGACCTCTCTCCAGTTCTTCTCTAATAACTCTTTGGATTTCACTTTTATTCTCAAGTACAGATTTTTCTAACCAGTGCATTGCTTTTATTTCTAATGTTCCATAATTTGTATATTTGGCATAATCAAAGTTATCATCTGGCCCAATATAAGCTGTATTATCATCAGATATTTTAATTACTATATTATCTGCAAGGTGTGGTTTATTTAAGTCAGATCTTGGAGCTTTACTTTGCATGGATTCTTTTATTATATTTGCAGCCTTTGTAACTGCTCTTCTTTTTATTATTTCAGCTCTATCTCCTAAATTATTGATTCTTTTTATAAGGTCTTCAAGCCCAGTTAATTCTAATATGTTAATCCACCTCCAAAGATTTAATTTCAATATATTTGTTTTTGTAATTTATATTATCTATAAAAATAATATTAAAAGTTTTGTCATTAAATAAAATTCTCATAGATTCATCAATATCCACTCCTGCCCTTATCAGAAATTTTACTGTTTTTTCCTTTTGAATAGCAGCAGCTTCAAAATACTCTTTTCCACTTAAATTGGAAACTTTTGACCAAACAGTCTTATAATTTTCATAAGTTTTAACTTCAAATCCATTCTCATTTACTGATATAACTGGTTTTTGTAAAGTAATTCTGTGTCTTAAATCACCAATATTCAATTAATATCACCAGCTTTCTTTTCTATATGAAAAAAGAAGCCTTGTTACAAGTTCTATGACTTCCTTCATATCGGCTTCATCTCTTTTTTCATACATATTTGAAACAATAAATAACACAGCCACCTTTACTGTTTCAGGTACTTTGTCAAATTCAGTTAGAGGAAACCGCAAGATTCCCTCACATATTTCCTCAGCTGAATTTATCATATCAGTGATGAGTGTATCTTCATCACTATTATCGACTCTTAAATATTTTT